CGCATATATAATTGAACTTACCCTCGGTATGCTCATATATTGCATTTACGTCTTTTGCACTATATTTAGTGCCATATTTTAAAGTCAAAATAGTTTTCATTTCAATATCATTTTATTTATAAATAAGAGTATAAGAGAAATAGAGGTATAGATGGCTACTGTACAGAATATAGTAATAGATCAAGGAACGACGTTCAGTCTAGATATAACGCTGACTAACGACGACGGAACTGCTAAGGACTTAACTTCTTACACGCCAACTAGCCAACTGCGTAAACACTACTCCAGCACAACATCAACCGACTTTACAGTAGCCAAGGTTGACAATACAGGAGAAATTACGTTGTCTCTATCGGCAACACAAACTGCAGGACTAAAAGAAGGCAGGTATGTGTATGATGTCGAAATAGCAAGCTCATCTGAAACATTAAGGGTTTTAGAAGGGCTAGTAACAGTAACGCCAAACGTAACGAGGTAAAATATGGGAGTTAAAGTAACAGTAGGAACTAGCGCGAATAGGGTAGTGACTTCAACTACTTCTCAATCCCGTACTCAAACATCTACAACACTAGATGGCTTAGAAGGAGTAGACACTACTGGCGTGCAAAACGGTTACACATTAGTTTATGATAGCACTAACGGGAAATGGGAAGCGGCTCCGGCCAGTAATCTTTCCGTAAACGTTACTGCAATTGATGGTGGCACATTTTAGTATAAAATTAGACCAATATTCAATAGGAGAAAATAAATGGCAACAACTATTCAGATTAAAAGAAGTACAGGGTCTACGGCCCCAGGTACCTCGGATCTAGTTGAAGGCGAATTAGCGTATGCTGAGGATCGTACTGGTGACGGTGCATCCGCCAAGCTTTACATCTCATCTATAGATAGTGGCGGTAACGAGGTTGTACAAGAAGTTGGTGGTAAATATTACACTGATTTATTGGACAACGCTACAAATGCTAATACAGCATCAACAATCGTAAAAAGAGACGGCAGTGGTAATTTTTCCGCAGGCACAATTTCATACGGTTCATTAAGCGACGGAACTATAACAGTTACCGCGTTTGTTGATGAAGATAACATGGCTTCTGATAGTGCTACTTTAGTACCAACTCAGCAGTCTGTTAAAGCATACGTAGACTCACAAGTTACAGCACAAGATGTTGATGTAGCAGGTGACTCTGGAACAGGATCAATTACTGATTCAGAAACCTTTACTATTGCAGGTGGGACTGGTCTCACAACTGCAATGTCAGGCAATACACTTACGGCGACATTGGATAATACAGCAGTTACAGCAGGATCATATGGTTCTACAACAGCTGTTCCTATCCTAACTATTGACGCACAAGGACGTATTACAGCAGCTACTACAGGAACAATTGCAACTTCATTTACAGTTGCAGCGGACTCCGGTTCAAACGATGTAGTCGCAGGTGGTGAAACACTAACATTCGCTGGCACAGCTAACGAAATCGAAACAACAGTTTCAAACAATCAGATACAAATTGGATTACCTACTAACGTAACAGTTGGAAACAACCTTACAGTTTCAGGTAACTTAACTGTATCAGGAACAACTACAACAGTTGATTCCACAACATTATCCGTAGCAGACCCGCTAATCTCATTAGCAACAGGTAACAATTCAACTGACGCAGTTGACATTGGACTATTCGGATTGTATGACACTTCCGGTTCACAAGACTTATATGCAGGTTTCTTTAGAGACGCATCTGATTCTGGTAAGTGGAAGTTATTTAAAGACTTACAAGCAGCACCAACAACCACTGTTAATACAAGTGGAACAGGTTATGCAGTAGGTACTTTAGTATCAAATCTTGAAGGAAGCGTATCAGGCGGTACAGTATCTGGCTTGTCATCAGACATAGCAGTAGCAGATGGTGGTACAGGAGCAGGTACATTCACAAGTAATGGTATCCTTTTCGGTAACGGAACGGGTGCTTTACAAGTAACAGCAGCAGGCTCAGAAGGACAAGTTCTTCAGGCAGGCTCAGGTGGTACTCCGGAATTCGGCGGAATTGACGGGGGTACATACTAATCTTAATTGAAGGTAAAGTGAAATGGATGAAAAATTAATTAATGAATATATCAATAATCTTGTTTTACAAGTTAATACAGTAACTCAAGAATCTATAGTATTGAAAACTAGATTACAAGTAATGGAGAAGGAAAAGAATAGATTGGCAGAGACCAACAAAGATTTACAGGAAGAACTCGACGCTCTAAAGTTTCAAAAACAAGAGGAAGAGAAAGAAAGTAAACCACAAGTGGAAAATGTCAAAGAGGAAGAAACACTAGAGGAAGATAAAACTCCGAAGTTCGTAAGAGAACCTAGGCCTAAAGGTTATAATCCAAAAGTAGATGGCCCTCGTAAACTTGTTCCTAATCCGGAATATACAAATTAAATTTAAGGAGCAATCATGGCAACAGTAATCAAACTTAAGAAATCAGAAACGGCTAGTAGCACGCCTACTACCTCTGATATCGTAGTGGGTGAAGTAGCCATTAACACAGCCGACCAAATAATGTATGTCAGAAATTCTTCTGATGCAATTGTTAAGGTTGCTAACTTTACTGAAAAGGATCAATCGTTGGTATTCCCAACAGGCGATTACGGTTCAGTTGCTAGCAGTCTTTCAACAGATGCATTTGGACAATATTTAGATCAAATATATGATTTAAATTCTGCTATACAATATAGGCTAGCTACTGAAGATTTAGGTTCAAATAGTTCAATATAGGAGACGACAATGGCAGTAACAGTACAATTTAGAAGAGGCACCGGAACACAAAACGATGCCTTTACAGGTGCAGTTGGTGAATTGTCGATTAACACTACCAACAATTCGGTTAGAGTACACGACGGCAGTACACAAGGTGGACATGAGCTTATGAAAGCTGATGCCACTAACATTGATGGAAATATAGCAAGTAGCCGTATTTCTGGAACAATAGTAGCAGATTCCATGGAAGATGGATCTAGCATAGACGGTGGAACTTATTAGAGGAGAAATAAATGCCAACACAAGTACAATTTAGACGTGGGACAACCACTCAAAACGCTAGCTTTACAGGTGCTGTTGGAGAGATTTCAGTTGATACAGATCTAGATACCATCCGCGTCCATGATGGTAGCACTGCAGGCGGGTTTAGACTCGCTAAATATTCCGAGATAACAACAGGGGATATTACAGGTGTTACAGCAGGGACAGGCCTTTCAGGAGGCGGTTCCTCAGGTGACGTAACTGTCAATTTATCACATTTAGGATTAGAGAGTTTATCCGATCCTGACGCAGATAGATTATTCATGTGGGACGATAGTGCAGGCGCAGCAGCATTTGTTGCTGTAGGTACAGGCATAACACTTGCCGGTACAAGCATGTCTATTGGCCAATCAGTTGGTACATCAGATAACGTACAATTTGGTAACCTAGTTCTCTCAGGAGACTTAACGGTTAATGGAACAACAACATCCGTAAATACAACGAATACTAATGTTACAGATGCATTACTAGAATTAGGTAACGGTACATCGGGTACACCCAGCAACGATGCTGGTATTGTAATTGAAAGGGGTTCAGCAGATAACGCATTCATCGGGTTTGATGAAAGTGCAGACAAGTTTCTTGTAGGTACTGGTTCATTCACAGGTGCAAGCACTGGTAACTTAACAATTACAACAGGTACTCTTGTAGCAAACTTAGAAGGTAATGTAACAGGAGCATTAACAGGTAACGCAGACACGGCATCTACGTTAGCAACAGCAAGAACAATTTCATTAGGTGGTGACCTTAGTGGGTCAGCATCGTTTAATGGAGGAGCCGATATAACATTAACAGCAACTATAGCAGCCAATAGTGTTGCTTTAGGAACAGATACAACAGGAGATTATGTCCAAGCTCTAGTAGCAGGAACAGGTATTACACTTGCCAACAATAGTGGCGAGACAGCAACACCTACTATTACTGGACTAGCGGTATATGACTCTGGCGGATCATTGCTTAACTAAGGAATGAAGAATGGCTTTAGGAAGTAGACAAGATTTACAGGACTACGCACTACGTAGATTAGGGCATCCTGTAATAGAAATTAATGTTGATGAAGGTCAACTCTCGGATCGTGTAGACGATGCTCTTCAATTTTTTCAAGAGTATCACTTCGATGGTGTGGAGAAGACCTTTGTTAAACATCAAATAGTAGGAAGCAAATTAAAATTAACTGCAAATCTTGCTACTAACTTTACCGAAGGCGAAATAATCACAGGCGGAACGTCCGGTGCAACTGCAATAGTCGACAGTGCAGATTCCACGGGACAGTTCATAGTTATTGAGCAGGTTAAATCCGGCACGTTCCAAGCCTCTGAAACAGTAACAGGCGCTGAAAGTGGCTATACAGCTACATTAGGTGCTACAGATCATTATACAAAAGGGGATATAGAAAACGGTTATATTCCTATTACTGACCAAATATTAGGCATTACAAGAATGTTTAACTTTGGCGGTGCAGCTAGAAACAATACAAAAGATGGAGAATTATTTGATCTAATGTATCAATTTAGAATGAATGATTTGTATAATTTAATGGGCGCAGACATGATATATTATACTGTCGTCCAATCTCACCTAACGACGTTAGAAAAACTTTTAACAGGTGACAGACAAATTAGGTTCAACAGGAAAACTAATAAACTTCATGTAGATACAGATTGGGATAGGACATAATGTAGGAGATTACATAGTAGCAGAAGCATACGCTATTGTAGATCCTGCAACATACGCAGAAGTGTATGATGATATGTTTCTTAAAAAATATGTTACTGCATTATTTAAAAGACAATGGGGCGAGAACTTGAAAAAATTCCAAGGTATTCAAATGCCAGGTGGAGTAACTTTAAACGGAGAAGGAATATATCAAGAAGCCGTACAAGAGATACAGCAGATAGAACAAGAGATGCAACTCAAATACGAACTTCCGCCCTCATTCATGATAGGGTAGATAGATGCCAGTAAATAATTTTTTTCAGAATGGCAAAGGAGTAGGCTCAACAGGCG